ACCCAACAATGCGTGGTGGTTTAAATACTACTGCTGCAACTGCAACCGGTACTATTACAGGTTTAATGGTTCCTGCAGGTTCTACTTCAGTGTACGACCAAATTATGGGCAAGAACGCTAAGCGTCCTTTCTTACACGTTCGTTACCGTGCTTCTGAAGCTGAAGACCGCAGATACAAAACTTGGATTACAGGTTCTGCCGGTGGTGCTGCTACAAGCGACTTGGATGCAATGGAGGTTAACTTCCTTTCTGAGCGTTGCGTATGTACCCTTGGTGCTAACAACTTCGTATTGTTCCGTTACGGATAATAAAGGAAGAAAATCTATAGGGAGGGTGTCTTCAAAGACACTCTCCTTTTTTTAAATCAAATTAAATCAAATACAAATGGCAAAAAGTACAACGGCTGTAGACAAGGTCTACAAGTTAAAAATAGGTAATCCACTGAGCTACACTTTAGCTTCAAGAAACCATCCTCGATTCCCACTAATGTGGTTTGACGAGAAGAACAATGTGAACCGTGCATTGAGATATGCATCTAACCAAAAGTCCCCATTTGAGGACGAGCAAGATGGAAACTTTATTATTGAGCCTATCATCTTTGAAGATGGCTTCCTACGTGTTCCAAAAAACAATCCTGTATTACAGCAATTCTTACATTACCATCCATTGAATGGCACCATCTTCTCTGAAGTGGACAAAGAGAAAGACGCTGCTGCAGAGGTTCAGGATTTGGACTTAGAGATTGAGGCATTAGTTGAAGCCCGTCAGCTTTCAATAGAACAAATTGAGACTCTTACGAGAGTTATGTTTGGTAAAGACCCATCTACCGTGTCAACTGCTGAGTTAAAGCGTGATATCTTGGTATTTGCTAAAAGAGAACCTAAGGAGTTCTTGAGCATATTAAACGACCCTGAATTGAAGTTCCAAGCCAAGGTTCGTTTATTCTTCGAGAACAAGTTATTGATATTAAGAAATGGCGACAAAGAGGTGTGGTTTAATACTGCAACCAATAAGAAAAAGATGTTGTCAGTTCCGTTCGGGGAAGACCCATATGATATGGTAGCCCACTTCTTACGGAGCGATGAAGGCATTGAATGATATGGTAGCCCACTTCTTACGGAGCGATGAAGGCATTGACTCCTTAAAGATGTTAGAATCTACTTTAGGATAATAGATGTTGATTATTGATTGATGATTGAAAGAGGGGGCACTTATTGTGCCCTCTTTTTTTTTATGTATATTTGTAAAAAAAGAACTAATGATAAACTCAGTAAGAAATATGGTGTTGTCTGTACTGAATAAAAATAACTACGGATACATCTCTCCTTCTGATTTTAATTTGTATGCTCAGAATGCACAAATGGAAATCTATGAGGAGTATTTTAGCAGCTACAATGCTGTTATCAATTTAGAAAATGCTCGTGGTGCAGGCGTTAATTATGCCGATATGGAGCAACCAATTGCTGAGACAATGGAATCTTTTTTAAGAAAAGACTATTTATCTAAAATTTCTGCTAATAGATTTTCAGTACCTACTCCTACTACAACAGGATATTATGCTTATATGTTATTAGATGTTGAGTGTAAGCCTGTTAATTTAAAGACAGGAACCAACACGTCAGTTGTAAGTGGTCAATTAGTTGACAGTACAGCAACTTTTACAACCGATGATATTGTAGCAGGTGATGTTGTTACAAACCTTACAACAGGGTTGGTATCAACAGTTTCGTCAGTACTTAGTAACACGGCAATCCTTTTAGATTCAAATATATTTTTAGCAGCAGGAAATGCTTATAGCGTATTCTCATCTGCAACTGTTACGCAAGCAGAGAAGGTTATTAATTCAAATATGACACTTCTTAATAATTCTAATTTAACTGCGCCTACAATTCAATATCCTGCATATACTATACAGGGCACTGAGTTGACTATTTACCCTGCAACAATAAGCAACAAGGGTCAAGTTCAGGCTACTTACTTTAGATTTCCTAAGGTTCCTAAGTGGACCTATATTACACTTTCAAATGGTGAGCCGGTATTTGACCAATCGCAAAATGATTATCAAGATTTTGAATTACCTATTGAGGATGAATACAAATTGGTTACAAGGATTCTTCAGTATTGTGGTGTATCTATTCGTGAGACTGAAGTTACGCAATTCAATATGGCTAAACAACAGCAAGAAAAAAATCCATAAAATATTAAGATATGGCATATATATCACAGTATCAATACTACGAGAACGGAGGAGTTCAACCCGAGGACGCCAATTGGGGGTCGTATCAATACGTTAGCCTACAAGACATCGTAAACAACTTCTTGTTGATGTACTCAGGTAACCATTCATTGGTTAACAATGAAGAGCGTTACAAAGTATTGTTCCACGCTAAGCGTGCTATACAGGAATTAAACTATGATGCATTTAAAGAAATTAAAGTATTGGAGCTTACAGTTCCTGATATGTTGAGATACATCTTACCATCTGACTATGTCAATTGGGTACGTATATCTTTATACAAAGATGGTTGGTTAAGACCATTAACAGAGAATATCCAAACACTTTCATCTAAGGCATACCTGCAAGATAATACAGGTCGTATTTTATTTGACCAATACGGAAACGCATTGAGTCCTCAGTATTCTGAGATTGACTATGACAGATTAACGCATATCAAGAAGAGTATCTATTTGAACCAAGGAAACCAATTCAACGGTCAATTAGGATGGAACTATGATGGTATGTGGTACTTTGAGGCTAATATTGGAACTGCATATGGATTGAATACAGAAACTGCAAACTTTAATCCTACATTTAACGTTGACAGAAAATCAGGAGTAATTAATTTTGATTCATCTATGTCAGGTCAGCAATGTATTTTGGAATATGTTTCTGATGGTATGGAAGGAGGAGATAACTCTTTGATTACAGTCAATAAATTGTTTGAGAAATATATTTACGCTTCTATTCAATATGACATTTTAAGTTCTAAATTAGGCGTGCAGGAATATATTGTTGCACGTGCTCGTAAGGAAAAAAGCGCATTGCTTAGAAACGCAAAGATTAGAATCAGTAACATTCATCCCGGCAGACTCTTAATGAACTTAAGAGGATTGGACAAGCAAATCAAATAAGATGGCAAATTTTACAAGAAACTTTATAGCAGGCAGGATGAATAAAGTCGTTGATGAACGACTTCTTCCTGAAGGTGAGTATATAGATGCTATGAATATTAGAATGGGTTCAACCGAGAACTCAGAGGTTGGAGTTATTGAGAATACAAAGGGGAATCTTCCTCTTACTTCATTGTCATATATTGATGGAACTCCTCTTAGCTCTCAAGCAAGATGTATTGGTGCGCTTCAGAATAGTGTAAATGAAACCATCTATTGGCTTGTTCACGACCCAAACTTTTCAGAAGGTGCTACAGGTAAACTTGACCTGATTGTTTCTTTTAATGTTTCAACAAACATATTAACCTACCACGTTGTCAGTATTGACGATGGTGGTGGTGTAAACACTACATTAAACTTTAACCCTAACTATTTGGTTACGGGTATGGATATTTTAAATGATTTGTTCTTTTTTACAGATGATTATAATGCTCCAAGGTTTATTAATATAAATAGGAATTATCCAAACCCTATTGCCAATATTGACCAAGTTAGTGCAGAGTCACTACTTGTTATCAAGAAACCACCGGTTGAGTCTCCGGGCGTTGAGCCAATTGTAACCAATGGTCAAGAGAATTATTTGGATACAAGGTTTATCTGCTTTGCTTATAGATACAGGTACATTGATGGGGAGTACAGTGCCACTTCTCAGTGGTCTCAGCCTGCGTTTGTACCTAATCCATTTAGCTTTAGCATTGAAAGTTTCTTGAATGAGGGTATGACAAACTTCTGCAACTCAGCAATAATCACATACAACTCAGGTGGTTCACTTGTGGTTGGTATTGACTTATTGTTTAAGAGGTCAGATGGCAATGTCATCAAGGTTATTGAGAAACTTGACAAGTCTAACTTAGGTCTTGCAAACAACACAGACTATCAATATACATTTACCAATAGCAAAATCTTTACCATCCTATCTGCGGCTGAATTGCTTAGATTGTACGACAACGTACCTCGATTTGCAAAGGCTCAGACAATTATGGGTAACAGATTGATGTATGGCAACTATGTTGAAGGCTACGATTTAATAGACCAATATGGTGCACCGGTAAAGTTTGAGTACACAACGAGTTTGGTATCTACCCCAATTGGTAATACCGATATTAGTGATGGACTTGCTGCAGGTAACTATTCTATTAATGGAAGTGTGAGTGTGGCAAATGCTACAGTTACATTTGATTTGACAGGGCAAAATTTAGTTGCAGGCTCAGCAATAAACTTAGATGTAGCTATTACGCATTCTCAATTTTCAGGACAAACTCCATTCCCTACAGAAGAAACAGATACAGTTAGATTAAACTTTGCTTTCTTTTTGTCTACTACATACACATCAGTGTATCAGTTGGCAACAAGTGTTGAGTTCCAAAATGCAGTAGGTACGGCAGCTAATATTCAAACAGTAGCAAATTCTTGTAACGGTACAACATTTACAGATGCTTTCAACTGTGCAATACCAAATAACTTAGATGCGTTCATTAAGAATGGCAGTGGTATCAGTGCAGTAGGTCAGCCTGTAGGGATTATTACAAGTCCGGGCAGTAGCGTAATTGGATTGCAGTTCCCTGCAATGCGTTATGTAGATAGCTTAAGCACTCCAACGCAAACATTCTATGAATACTATGCAGTATCATTTGCGGAGGCAACTTTTCAAGAAATAGCAAACCCTCAAAGTTTGCATAGCAATAGAGATTACGAGATTGGTATTGTGTACATGGATGAGTTTAATAGAGCTACAACCGCTCTTGTAAGCCCTAACAATACGGAGCACGTTCCTTGTGGATTGTCTGCGTACAAAAACTCAATTCAGGTCACAATACCGCCAACACAATTACCTCCGTCTTGGGCTACGAGATACAAGTTTGTTATCAAGCCTGACGAAGAGAACTATGAGACAATTTATTGTAGTATATTCTTTGAGGACCCATTAACAAACAATGCATACTTCTTACTTGAAGGTGAGAACGCACGTAAGATTGAGGCAGGAGATAGACTTATTGTTAAGGCTGACTCTAATGGAGCAACTACTTCTTGTGTGTACGCAACTGTACTTGAGAAGAGTGCTCAGGCTTCAGGCTTCTTAGAAATACCAAGTGAATTAGACCCAACTGTAATGTTGCCAATTCCTGCAGGTGTTTATATGAAGATTAATCCTAACAGCTTTAATATCGTTCAGGATGAATTAGCTATTATCGGTCCGGGTAAAATAATTGAAACTCAACCAAGAGGAGGGACATTCCCTATTCTTTACTACCCAATGAACCGTTATGACACGGCTACATCTGCTTGGGTTGATTATGATATTCCTGCAGGAAGTAGGATTGTAATGACAATCAAGCAAACAAGAAGTGGTGTAGGTAATAGCTGTGAGGAAAGAAGAAACAGTTTAGAAAAGACTCTTGTTTCGTCTAATACATATGACAATATGTATGATTGGTGGATAGGAGATAATATTGAGCAGTTTTTAAATGACGGCTCAAGATATGCAGGAGCAGGTCAATGTATTCCTGACAATGAGTTTATCCCAACAATTACTAATACAGCAGGTGATATTTTAACTGACCTATGTATTAACTATTATAAATTCTACAGAAATACATCAACCAATCAATTACAATTGATGGTAACGGGTACATTACCTTGTACGGGTGTTGGTTATCCTAATGCTCGTGCATCAAGTGTTGAGGTGAGTATTACTGTATTCCGTTCTGATAAGACTTTAATATTTGAGACACTGCCAAGTGAGGCTTTGCCTGACGTGTTCTTTGAAAATGAAATGTCATTTGCTATTGTGAATGGCAACCATCAAGGTAATATTCAGAACCAAAACATTGGCTCAGGTACCCCTGCTATAGTAGATACCAAGTTCTTTAACTGCTTTGCGTTCGGTAACGGAGCAGAGAGTTATAAGATTAGAGACTCAATTGTAGGCAACTCGTTTGGCTTTGGCAACAGGGTTACAAGCGTATCTGCTCAAGATTATAAAGAAGCTGATAGATTTGCTGACATTACATACAGTGGCGTATATAGCGATGAGTCTAATGTAAATAAGCTAAATGAATTTAACTTAGGTCTTCTTAACTATAAAGTTTGCGAGCCTTCATTCGGTGGTATCTACTTAATGGATGGAAGACAAACAGATATTCTTGTTCTTCAAGAAGACAAGATTTCATACGTATTGGCTGACAAGAACCTTATTTCTGACTCTACAGGTGGTGGGGTTGTAGCGTCTGTGCCTGAGGTATTAGGTA